CCATCGAGCCATTCGAGCCAATAGGCCGTGACCACATCGCGCCCGTCGAAACCGAAATACCGCTGGAAGTCGGGCCAGCCCATGATGTCCGTCTGGAGCATATGCGCGCCGTCGCACATCGGCATCGAGGCGCTGTCCGAAACCTTCGTTCCCATGCCCTTGTCGCCCCACGGGTCGAAGTGACAGGCGCGGACCTTGCCCTCGCACTTATGCCTGTGCGGGGCGTGGACCGCGAGAAAGCACTGGCGACCGCGAAGCCATTTCAGGAACGGCTCACAGCGCTTGTATGCGTCCTCGCGGTGCGACTTCTCGATCCGGGGCTTAAAGGCGCGGTTCGAGAGCATCAGAAGGGTGCTTCGTCATCCAGATCGACGGGGCTGAATTGCGTCTGCGCGCGGGTTCCGTTGCTGGCGGCGTCCTTGCGCTTCAGGCTGCCGGAGATGAACTTGCCGTTCGCTCCGTCCTTGATCCACCCGTCGATCCAGTAATCGACGCCATCGACGTTGAGCGACCCCTTATAGTCCGGGTGCGTCTCTTTCTCTTTCCGGTCGTTCTTGTTGAGCGTCCAGCGGTTGGTGTTGTCGTAGGCCATTATGCTGCTTCCTTTTCCGGTTCGTATGCGGCGAGCAGCTTTCCCACTGTCTCGTCGATCTCTGCGATGAAGGCGCACACCTCGCGCTCGATCTCGGCAATCGCTTCTGCGTCGCGGTCCACGCGGCTGACGAACAGGCGCATCCGTTCGGGGAGCCGGTTGTCGTAGCTGGCGAAATCGCACCAGGCGCGGCCCGTGCAGGCCATCTGGAACTGCATCTGCTTGAAATACTTGTCCGGGATGATCCCGGTCAGCAGCGTTTCGATGTGCGTTGCCGTGTTCGGGCATTTCAGTTCGAGCAGCCCCTCGTCGCCAACGAGTCCGTCAGGCGATGCGCCGGCCATCTCGATTGCGGGGTGCGGCACGAAACCGACCTGCTGAACGTCGCGGTCAACGAAGAACTCGTAAGCCCTTCGCGCTTCCGGTTCGGTTTCGGTGCCGTGGATCATCGCCGCATTGGTGAATGACGGGCTGACGCATCCGGTCAGGCGCTCCGCGACGAGCTGCGCAGCATAGTTCGCTCGGCTCGCGCCCCATCCGGTTTTCGTTCGCGCCATGAGGTCCGCGATGCGCGAGGCCGTGACCTTGCCACAGCGCTCTTGCAGCCATGCGTCGGTGCCTTGCTCGTTCATTTTGCCATCTCCGGTTCGGGCTTGGGTGCGGCGCGCTTGGCCTTCGCTTCCAGCGCTTGGAGTGCTTCCTCGTAGCGCTCGGCGGGAACGTCCTTGAGGCTCGGCACCTGGAAGTAGGCGCAGAAGCGCGACAGGTCGGCTCCGGTGCGGTCCACGGCCTTCTGAAGCTCGCGGAATTGCTTGTCGTTGACCTTGCCGTTGGTCTCCGGCGCGATCTTGCCGTTGGTGGCGTCGAGCGCGTCATGCTCGACGATTTCCAGCGCGGCCACCCACAGGTAGCGCCGCTGGTAGGTCTCGACCGCGCCGATGTTCTGCACCTCGTGGCAGCCCTTGAGCGCCGCACTTCCCATCGGAGAGGTGAGTTCGATCGCATCCTCGGGATTGTCCAAGTCGCGGATCGTCATGGTCGCCAGATCGGCGGTGAAGCTGATCGTGGAACCAAGGCCAATCTCGTCGAATACCTTGAGCGCCGGAATGAGGAAGTCGCCCAGCTCGAAATATTCGTAGCCGGCGAACGTGTTCTTGCCCGACTTCTTGAGCTGAAGTGTGTGGAACTTCTGCCGCGCCTGAGACAGCTTCCGGTGGACGCCGCCAGCCTCGATCTTCGATTGAGCGTTCACGAATTGCTCGGGAGCGGTTTATTGGACGCGCTCCCGTCCCTGGTTGATTGGAAAAGCTGAATGAGATTGCGTTCGCGATCTCTGCGCGCGGCATAGTCTGCCAACCATGCATGGCGTTCTAGTTGGAGGTCGATTAGACGGGACATTGCGCGGTCGATCATTGGGCTCCCGCTTCGCGGGCCGCGTGCTCGTGAACCACGCCACTCTTCGGTGTCGTGGCCGTTCCGGCTTCGCCCGCTGACGCGAACAACAGATGCCCGTCGTCTGCAACGGGGATGCGCTCAATCTCTAGCCCATCTTTCTCAACGCGGCGGCGGATCGCGCGGCCCTCGAAGGCCGCCATGGCGTGCCGCAGATCATAGAGGATGATCGCATTTTCGATGTCCGGCTTCTCGCGGTGCAACTCTTGCACGCGGTCGATGATTGCGCGGATTACCTCCTGGCATGACGGCCCCTCGTAACCGTCACCGTTGTGCAGCTCGGGGTCCTTGAAGAACTGTAGGATGGTCTCGCCGCCGGTCACAAGATTATCGAGCGCGTAGCGGTGGCCGGGATCAAGCGCGCGCATGTTTGCCTCCCGCGATAGCGACACTCATTGAGGATAGGTGACGCCAGTTCTTGCCCTGCCAAATGGCAAACACCGTATGGCGGCTGATGCCGTAGTCGCTCGCTATTGTTTTGCTGTCGGCGTAACGGGACAGAATGCGCGCCACATCAGCTTCGGATAGCTTCGCGGCTCCGTGAGCCGAGCCGGAGCATTCGGTGCCATGCCGCTTCCTGTGCGACCGATTCTCGACTTTGCTGACCCACTTGAGATTGTCGGCTCTCGCGTTGGCCCTGTTCCCGTCGAGATGGGCGACTTCGCAGTGAAGGACGTTGCGCTTCTCGGTGTGGAATACTTCGGCGACCAACCGATGAAGCGGCGCGGTCTGCCGTTTCCCGTCGCCGTAAAGAACTAGGATCGGATAGCCGTCACCGTTCGGCCTAGCCCTCTTAGGACGAGGTTCGCCGAAATGAAGCGATCGGACATTCCCAAAGTCGCTGACTTGATAGAATTGCTCGAAGCCGGGAACGGGCCGCCAAACCTCAGAGGCATCGCCCCAACGAGGTGTCCCAATTCTTGATCTTCCATCTCTCACAATGAAGTCATCCCATCCGTATTCAGGAGTCTGACACCTTGTGCTTTGAGCGCTTGAGCAAGGTGACGAATTCCGGCTCGCACGCCTCGCGTTCGTCGGGCCGTATTTTGCGGAAGCGATCGGCATAAGAGCCGAAAATGGTGCTTGGATGCACCCCGTCGAGCGTTAGGAAGAGCGATCGTCCAATCACTTCGACGAAGTTGACGCGGTAGATGCAGCCGACTGCGACGGGCACAACGTTGCCGTGCCAGCGCGGCTTGTCGTCCACACACACCGCCAGATCGCCAACAGCCCAATCGCTCATGCTGCAGCCCTTTCGTTTCCAGATTGCGGGTCAGTGTCGCGAGCAACTTCGGTAAGCTGCTCGGCATACCGTTCCTCGATTTCACGACAGCGGGCGGCGTAAGCGGAACGGCACTCATCGCGGTATCTCTCCCGCTCCCAATAGGCGGAGCGTCCACGGGGGGCTTTCGCCATTGCCGAGCTGTGCTCGATTGCTGCCTGTGCAAGCTCTCCATCGCGCGCTCTTTCTGCGGCGGTGCGTGGTGGCTTTCCCGTAACGGCGGCGAAGAAGTCAGCCCCTGATACGCGAGAGGCGTCAGCGATGATGAGACGCGCGTTCACTGCTGAAGCTCCCACGACCAGTAGAGCGGCCAAAGAACGGCAGCCAAAAGACCGTCAAGCGCGGGCGAGTCATAACAACTCAGTCCCGGCGACTTGATGCGCCGATCTAGCGTTTGGCAGCTGGCGGACTGGTAGGCGTCATGCCGCGCGGCGGCGTGGCCGAAAGTGAACAAGGCCATTGCGGCGTATGCGCAAGCGATAGTCGCCGGATGGCCGAGACAACGAAGATTGGCTCGGTGCGCAGCACGACTAGCGCGGTCCCGAAGGGATGCGCCCGTCACGACAGCACCCCCACATACCCACCCACAACAACAGCAACAGTCAATCCCACAGCAACAAGTGCAAACACTTCAGTCCACACCTCACCATTAAGACGGAAGAACATCACCAATCTCGATTCACCGGGAACAACCCTGTGACGAGTGGGGCGCGAGTATG